ATGGCGGATCGATAGCTGCAAAATCGGCTTCCTGCTTTGATTTGGTTGTACCAACAACTACACCAGGTTCAACTTCCAAAGCATTCGACATATCCGCTTTTAGATCTTGACCATCGCTTGTAGGAATGAATCCTAAAGCCTTGTAAATACGAAATGCCGTTTGATCACTTGTGGTAAGCAAGTCTACGGTTGACTTGTTGATAGCATCCTGAATCGGAATCCCATTCTCGGCTTCAAACTGCATATCCTTGTTACGAAAATGGATAACAGGTACACCAAGTGGATCGCCCTGTGCATCTTTCCACGGTATCGGCCACGCTGTATCACCAGGATCGCTATAGTGTTGCCATATACCATAAAAACCTTCACGTCGAAACTTTTCAATTCGATCCGGGTAATACACAGTACGACGTTGTATAGGAGTTGTAGTACTTTGGGGATTGAGTTCAGACCATTGCTTCACCGCAAACATCGGTTCTTCGTTTACATCGTTATTCGGATACTGAATCAAGCATCCATAACCTTCACCCCCTTTGACTTCTAAACTCGTCCAGCGGGGCTGCGGAAGCCAGCGTGCATACTTACGAGTCTCGGGTTCGGGCCAATCCACAATAACAAAGTGTTCAGAATCTCTGAGCGTAGCTTCATACACTTCTGTCTGAACTGCCTCCATGTTATTGGCTTCCCAGGTGTTCTTGGCAAAGTTGATTGCCTTAGGATCCTTAGAGTCGAAGCCTAACAAGGATAACTTCTCAGTAACCGCAGTAATGATAATACGACAGACATTCAGCCGGAACTCAAAGCTACCGAATTCCTCTCCTAGAAATTGCTTTAGGCGATCAGTCAGCTTTACATTCTGCTCACCTTCGTGATATTCACGACACCGAACGACTTCCTTCTCTAGTTCGAGATTAGTCGTATACAGTGCTTCTAGGTAAGTTAGCGCTTCTGTATCTTGTTCTGCTATTGGCGAATCCATCAGTGGCATGTGATTTTTTCCCTATGTAGCTATAGACTGTATTGATTATTGGTCGTGCAGTTGCACCTGCAACACCAAGCGCGAATGCAATTGCATAGTCATCATGCGTACCATCAGGTGATCTAAGTGTGTCACCTTCAATACTAGCCAACTGCACCAATGTTTTCTCACAATGGATAAGCGGTCGGCCTTTCTGAAGTTCATCCGAAAGGTTGGCCCAAAGTATTGCCTTACCTTTCGAACTTGACATCCAACCATACGCACCATCCGTACCTTTTAGTAACCTATCTTGCTCATGTTCAACTTCTCGAATGTCCAAGATGAAAGCGTGTCCATGATTATTACGTTCAGGTAAGATGCCTGCATCATTGTAATACTTACTCAACTGCACCGCATACATTGCTAAGACTGCGGGTTCAATCTTGCCTGCAAGCACTGCACATTCCTCGAGGGTCATTATGTCCACTACCGATAAAACCGAGTCATCGCTATTTGGATTACCTTCAGCGGGATCAGCTGCTACTATATAGTTGTGAACCTTATTAGGTGGTTCAAACTGCAGTAGAAAAGGTAATGACAACTCGTCTGGACGTTTACCCGTTCTCGAATCATAGCACCGCATCAACCAATCGTACGGTAATCTGCGATCGAGAGTAGGAGGTCGCAGTGCTTCTTCATCAGTGTTCGGATATTGCTGATACAGATCATCCAAACCACCAGTTCGTGCCAGCACATCGGCTTTTTGATCTTCGTACCATGCTTGGTCACGTTCTGGTCTTACATACCAAGGTAAGAAGATTGCATTCCAGCCATTCTTACCTTCTCGTCCACCTCGATAGATATTCTTGAAGGGGCTGACTGGCATACCTTTGTCAGCACGACTCAATAGTGTCATTGAGCCACCACCATCAATTGTAGGCTTCACTGCGTTCATCAACCTATCTAGATCAGGTATCAGATCCGCTTCGTCAACAAATGCAAATGATGCTGTATAAGAATCACCTGCAGTAGTTGGAAAGCCATACACTATCGAGCCGTTACTAAGTTGCCAAATGTGGGAAGAATCTACGGGTACTGAACGTGATTGCAGCCATCTCGGCAAGTGTCTGTAGATTCCTCGCAGACGTTCAAGAAGATAGATTGCCTCAGGCTCACGCCTACTAAATACCAGTCCCGTGAAAATGGGATGAAACAACATCCGCCATAGAATATAACATAAAACCAACCACGTTTGACCTAGCTGTCGGGCCTTCAGAATGACATTCAGTCTCTTGTTGACTAGGTCGTCTAGCACTAGCACTTGTTGAGGCCACAGATGAAATGGTATCCATTCGGCACTCGTGGCGTCGTAGATCTGACAGTACGTATGAACGAAGTACGCGCAATCCAGTTTGCATTTTAGCCACTCTGTTCGGACTGCGGGCCCTGTAAGGACTTCTTCTTCCATTCCTTGAGTTCCTCCGATGCTCGATTCAGCTCATCTGATGTATAAGGTATTGCGACCACACCAACTTTCTGAATCGCACCCATACCACCACGATCAAGGATTTCCTTTGCAGCCATTACACTAAGTCTGGGATTATCTAAGTTCTTGACGAGCGCCTTCGCAGCATCATCCATTGAACCTAGAATCGTCCGCTTGGCTCTATTCACGACATCCTGATCGATACTCGCTTCGAAACCATCCCAAGCTTCTGCACGCTTGCGCCACTGATACTCACCAGACTTATTGCGCCACATGCCTTCAACCTTGGCACCTACGTTGCGAAGTAGCTTTCCCTGTCTTATGGGATCGCCTTCGGTTAGTACGTAGAGCCTGTAGGCCTTATACAAAGACCTGCCAATACCTAGTTGCAAATAGTATCGAACGAATCGTTCATACCATACAACAGATTCTTTATCCAGACGATGCCATGGTTGACGTACCACTTCAGGTCGTTCACCATGATCATCCATTACCTCCCCTTCGACCACTACCTCGATCGAACGGGGTTCTTCAATAGGCTCAATTGGATCGGTGATATTACTTTCCATGCACTAATTATAAGATATGGGTGTCTAAAAAAGCAATGACTAGTTTCCCAGCGACAGCCCCTGTCGGAAGTGTGTAAACGGGATACGAGCAAGGACCCTAATTGACCCCTTGTTGCTTTGATAAAAGGTTGTTATAATTTATGCATAATCATGTCTACAACATCTACCAAGGAGGAAGTATGGATCCAGTCAAACTAGCAGAAGCAGTACAAATGTTCGACAGTGGAATGACAGTGGCAGCAATAGCAGAAGAGTTGGAAATGTCAACACAGACTATTCGATTAGGTCTGAAGGGAAGTGGTCGTAGCTTAGTAAAGCCGTCGATACACCTAGCAGATGAGAAGGTAGTGGTTGAGGCCTACCAAAACGATGAACCTATACCTACCATAATGGAACAGTACGGACTCACCTACACAACGTTGTATTCGATTCTTCGCAGGCATAATGTTCCTACTAGAAAGGTTGCATCTGCACCTGCGCAAGCTGATCGTCTCAAGGTTGCTATTGAAATGTATCAGCGTAACGTTGTACTCTGGAAGATCAAACAGGAAACGGGTATTGCACAACCAACTCTTCATAACGAGTTACATCGACTAGGTATTCCCCTACGTCGTCAAAGAATGGAGGTATGAATGTTACAACTATTGGCAAACGCAGCAGCAGTGCACGATCAGAACAAACTCAAGAAGCTCATGCAGAAGCGTCGCTCACTAGCACCTATATGTCCGCAAGCATGTCTTGGCTGCGAGAGTGGTGTTCCGGCGCAGCAAGGCTGCAATACTCTTGGTGAACCCCCTGCACCTAATCCAAATGTAGGCCTGAAATGACATTCACTGACGACGACATCGACAAAGTAGAAAACGAAGCTCAGTTAGCAGCTGGCATCAAATCGCTAGCTACAATAGTCACATGCTACTATAATGCCTTGATCGCTCAGGGTATGCAGCCATCACTTGCTGAGAAGCTAACCCAGGAATTCAATAAGCAGATGGCTCACGCAGCTGCTATGAGTGCTTTTACCAAAGGAGCACCCGATGCAGAGTAGCCTGATATATCACCAACGTAAGTATCTAGAATTGGGTTTACCACTTACCGAATTGAAGCCCTGGCCTGAGCATATCTTCATGGTAGATGTGGCACAATCTAACGTAGCAAACGTTCGTGCTAAACCAAACACTACGAGTACTATACTGAGAGGTCTTCCTCGAGGTAGCATAGTAATCGTCTCATTGTTTCAGGGCCTCTTTGGTAAGTGGTCAGAAATTGGTGATGACCAGTGGGTTTCCTCAGGCTTGCTACGGCTTGTGCCGAAACCTAAGCCATGATAGTACCTCCGCAAGTATCTTACGAAATAGTCAGACTGCTAGCGGTGCATTCGCCCTTCACCGAAGTGGAGATATACGATGCTTGGCGGCAAACCGGATCCTTAGACAGAGTTATGTGGGCGGTCAACACTGCAATGCTAACAGGCACTAACCTACATACTGCTGTAATCATGATTCAACACCAAGATCTTGGCCCCGTGCAGCCAGATTAGCACAGGCGCTGGGTGTCTGCGCAGAAGTGATTGCCCTGCACTGCGTCTTGCGGAAAGGAGGATGAAGTGGACGATGAGTTTGGTAGTGAGTGTTGTCTGGTGTACTTTGGATGTCTGTGTATAGTGGGGTTGATTTTCTGGGCGGTGTTGTTTCTTATCAGATGAAGGCGCGGGTGTTTGTCGTGTTGGTGGCGACGTGGAAGGACACGCGAGGCGGCTTGGTCCGTTATCCAAGAGAGTAGGTATCAAGGCCTACCCACCAGTAATGTCGAGGCATGACGTCGTGCCTCCTTAGAGGCCATCAGATGCAATGTCGGTCTGATGGTCTCTTCTTTTGCTTCGGCACCGAGGACTGGGGCTAAACGTGTATGGGGGCTTTTCCAGTGGACGCATGAGTTTGCGGTTGGAATGGTTTGGTTTCATCTGGGGGTGGTCTGGTAC